TTTTTTTTTTTGGTTGATTTTTTGAGTATTCCGTACTGGAACAGACTTCTTTTGAGCCAAACGGGCCTGGTACTGTTCTTTTGTAATTTTTCCTTCTTTCAAGAGCCTTTTGAGCCTCTTGGTCATTGCGCACGTGGAACTTGTTGTTCAACCTCCAGCCTCCTTAGAACTCCAATGTCTTTTGAATGAAGACCTGGAAGGAACCACTTTGTTGCGCAATATTGGATGTTTCTTTTTCAAATCTAAAAGAAAACCCTCTATCACAGGAAAACACTCATCGTCAAAACTACCAAGAACACCTGCAGACAGGGCCCGGCAAAATTTTTGGTCAACTGAGAATTTTTGTTTTTCTGTTTTTGAGAGAAAATTTAACAATTTAACTCTATTGAAGTACGGAATAAAACTTCCATTTTTCTCAACGGCCATAACGCCAAGAAAAGTGTGTCCAGCAAGAGTTTCAGTAACGAGGTCCTTATTGGGATCAAGTTTGAGACCCAACTCTTCATAAACTTTGGAACGATTCAAAAAATCGTGTATTCCAAGATTTTTCTGGACAGAAAAAATATGGTCATCAGCGTAGAGAGCGAGATTGATCTCTCCTTTGTGGTACGCTTCGAAAAAACTCTTGCCAAAGAGTTTTCTCCACATATAGCACCAAACAAAAAGATGAATTATACAATTGTCATCGGTGGTGCTAACTGTTCCACTTGGTTGCCCAAGTGTTTTTTGGATAACTTCTCCAGTGGGAAGAACAACGTGGGAATGAATGATTTGGCGATAGATGTAATTCATTCTATCATGCCACTCAGAGTCACTCATGCCCCGTTTGTCCCAACAATAATGTCTTATTGCTTTGGCTATCAAGAGCAGCTCCTCGCCAAGGGTGCTGTCATATTTCACAGCATCACCTTCTCCAAAAATAGGATCCTTGACCTTCTTCATTTCTTCGAGAAGGCCAAAAAAACCCCCCTTTGTACATCTGAAAACCATGTTTTATAGGGGAGTTTGAAAAGAATGATGGTTCGCACATTCTCTTATTCAAGGATTGGCACATTCTGGCACTAGTTGCAAAAAATTCAAATGGGGAAATAGTGAAACCTCTAACATCCCTGTTGTCAATTTTCACTTTCTTTAAATTTTCAACTTTGCCACACTGTGACCAAAGGACGGGATAATCAACCTTATGGGCGTTGTCCCAGAATTCCTCAAAATAATCAAAATCGAACATGCATTCATCTTTTCTTTTATAACCATAAACCCTGTTCATAACCCATCCAGGAACGGTGTCAGGAACATACTCAGTTTCTTCAAAAGGAAGAATAGGACAACTTGAGTGAAGGTCACGGAAAAACTTTTTAAGATCATGAAGACTTTTTTCCTTGAGATCAGGATCAATAAGATTTGGTCTCAAATGGTCATACTTCAAAAAGGACTTATTTACAGATTCATAAGTAGGATTTATAATCCTAAAGGCCTCATGGTCAACCTCAACGTTATTTTGCCTAACGTAAGAAATAAACTCTGGTTCTGGATGCTCAACATAATAATCGTCAGTCAAGCTAGAATACTCTGGCATACCACCCAGGGATTGAACCTGGATGTTGTCCTCGGTGTAAAAAGCACCTTTTTTCAAAGGAACCA